GGCGTTGCGGGCTATGCGCTAAGTAAGCGCCGCGTAAAAGATCGCGGCCAAGTTTTGACTCTTCAACGCCAGCTTTAGCGGTAGCTTCGCGGCCTTCGGCGGTCACTTTTTGCACTCGCGGATCCATTAATGCGCGTTCAGTAGCTGTCTGTGCCTGCGAATAGCCGGTGCTGGCTTTCTCAGCTTGGCCTCTGAGGCGCGCTAAATATAGATTTCTTGCATAGTCAGGATCATATTGAAATGCCTGTTGCGCAAATCTTGGATCGTCAAAATTTGGCGTTATACCCCGCAATGCTTGCTCTGCTTGCGCCTTGCGAGCATACTCATCCATCTGCATCTGCGCTAACTGTTGCTGTTGAGCGCGAGCGCCCATCATCTGGTATTGCGCCAGCATGTTCGTAAAGTCAGTGGGCGTGTTCGCTAAAGCGTTGCGCGAAGCTATTGTGTAATCTACTGGCATATTTAAGTCCTATAGGCTGTTGGCGCGCCTTGAAAACCAGGGCTAAACCCAGCGGCATAAGATGGCATACCGTTTAGATAACCTGCTTGGTTAGCGTATATGGAAGATCTGCCTTGAGGCGCAAAACGATCAGCCATGCCATATGCCATCATAGCATTAACTGGCGTGTTAAGCGCGCTCTGTAACGCTGACGCGCCGCCCATGTAACCTGAAGCGCGGGCTTGGCCTACATTCTCAATAGCCGAAGCATATGGGTTAGCTGCCGATAAAGCCGTCATTTGAGGACTTGCAAGCCCTGTATACGCGCCAGATATTGTGCCGCCAGCATTAGAAGCTAGATTACCGAGATTAGCTCCAGCCGTCGTTGCAGCCTGTCCTAAATTAGCGCCAGTATTAAATGCGCCTTGTCCAATGTTACCGCCTGTGGTCAGTGCAGCCTGTCCTAGATTGGCTCCAGTCGTAAATCTATTACCGGCTAATTGATTGCCTGTAGTTCCTGCAAGTTGGGATACTGTGCCAGCGGCCCCTGCGCCTACGCCAGCAAGATTCTGAAGTCCTTGCGTCGCAGCGGCGCGATTAGCCATAAAGCGGTTGTATGCGTTACTGTATTCTTGGCTTGCTTCGCCTGCCCCAAAACGTGTGGCTGCTTTTAACGCTGCGCCCGACCCTGCTAATCCGCCCGACCGCGCAGCATTAAGCATTTGCTGTCGGCCTTGTTCCATACGAAACGCATAACCGGGATCCATCTGAAGTTCTTGAAGCGTCGGTTGTTGCGTATATTCACCACCTTGACCAAAAAGCGATGCTAAACGATTAGTAGCCCCAGCGCCCGTAGTCGTATAAGGCTCTTGAGCTGCTACGCCACGCCCATAAAACTCTCGACCTATATCTTCGCCTTGTTGGGCTTGGCCCAAAAGATCCGCGCGGCCCCTACCATAATAATCTGTAAGCGCGCTCTCGCCGCGGCCATAATAATCTTGTATGTCCTGACGGCCTTTGCCATAAAACTCTCTTACGTCGCCAGTGCCTTTATCATAAAATTCACGGCTTGCCGCTGCGCCTTTCTCGGCCATCTGGCGCGCTTGCTCAAGCGCTTGTTGTTGAGCGATATAACCCAACATGCCGCTTTGTTGAGCGGCTTGGGCCTGTGTGCCAGCCGCACGTTGTGAAGCCGCATAGCCAGCCCCGCTACTAAGCGCGCTTGCTGCGGTGCTTCCTAAAAGGGCTAGTGTGAACGGATCCATAATGCCTCTTTATATCACGAGTTACTTAAAAATCTAACTGTTGGTGCCTGTGCTACCCCGACGACCTCATTACGGAAGGACTCAGTTGCCGCTGCGCCCTGCCGAACTTCTTTGGCGACCTCGATCTGAAGCATAGGTAGCGCTGCCACAGCGCAAACCCATTCGTCTACTTCTTTGCCCGTGTTGGGGTTTGTGCCCCGTAACAATGTGAACCACGCGCATTTTAACTGCACGCAGTCTTTCTTAATCAAAGGGCAAAAAGTTCCGTTTTTCAGTTCCATGTTAATTCTTCGTTGCGATGATTACGTCTACATACTGAACAGCAAGATTGATACTTGGTGCGCTGAAGCCGTGGCTGTGACCGCCGCTGCTGCCGGTATTGCCAATAGAAGTTGATGCGCTCAAATTAGCATTTCCTGTGCCTGTGGTGCCTGTCTGATTACCAGTATATGAAGCGCCAACAGCAAGACCACCTGAACCACCAGCGACAATAACGCCGCCGAATGTATGAGTATGTCCGCTGTCTGATACCGATGTAGACGCGCTATGGTTATGTGAAGGTATATCAGCGGTCGTCAGTGTATAGCTGGCAACAGTGCCAGTGACAGCTTGAGACGCAAAAGCCGTTGTGAAAGCTACCGAACCGCCTGACGACGCTGCGCCAGATACGACGCGGAGCGCTTTGTTGTCGTGCGTGGTTGATTTCGTCCAGCCTGTCGGAGCGGTCGTTTGAGCAAACAACATCGCCGTGCCGGACGGTATATTCGCCCATGCGCCGGTAAAGCTAGTCGCCGTAACAGATCCAGTAAAGGTAGATCCGCTAGAGTTAATAGTAAGCCGCGTTCCGGCGTTAGTCTTAACCGTAAAATTACGGTCGTCGCTTACATCAAATATAGAGTCTGTAGAATCCGCAGACATAACTGTTCGAGCCGTGCCGCCAGATGTCGAGATCTGAATAGCGCCGCCAGCTACGTCAATAGCGTTTGCGGGTGTTGCGGTGCCAATACCTACCTGACCTGTCGTGTCAACGACGAATGGCGATGAGTCAGGATCGGCTGAATCTTGAACTCTGATTGCAGCGCCAGCGCCCGTCTGCGTAACAAGAAGCGCAGGGCCGGAAGTGTTGGCCGAGATGGTGACGTTACTGGAAAAGACTGGCGACAGAGCCGTCGATGGCGCGGCGATATTATCGACCGTCCAGATTTCAGTGCCATTGGCGTCGGTTAGTTTAAACTTATAGTTGGCTGATGACAGCCAGATATTAGCTTCGCCACGGGAATCCAAAACAATAGGATTACTGTTCGCCGTCGCTGCGGTCGAATCCGTATAGGTCGCTTGCGGCGTGGTCGTGCCAGCTTCATAAGTATAAAGAAAACCGCCAGCAAGCGGTATGCCTGCGGCGTCAATAAACTGAGCTTTTGCGGTTGGCGTTACGACGGCCATTTAGACACCTACAGAACTTGTTACGGTCAGATTGACCGAGGGGATGGCGGGAACAGGACTGGATGCGGCAACTGCGGACAATCTAACACCTGTGTTGTCCGTTGACCACATAATCTCAAAGTAATCGCCTGCGGTGAGGTTTATCACGAAATTTCGCGCAGCGACAGCGGCAGCGGTAGAACTTGCCGCAACCAGAATTTTAGCGGCTGAAGTAGAAGTAGTGCCATTAACGCGAAGCCAGGTATAAATGTTCTGCGCCGTGACGGCAGTATTGCTAAGTTGCGCTGTGAACTGGATGTTATAGGTAGCTGTATTATCTACAAAAATCTGTGACGTTGTTGTGCCAACATAAACACCATAATTAGATACTGTAGTGTCAAACGTCATGCCGTAGCCGGTATTAATCGCCGCTGCCGTTTGCGTTGCAGAGCTAGAAAAAGAGCCATATCGCCGCCCCGCTTCGAGGGCAATGTAGGTATTAAAGAACCAACGATACCACGGGCGATTAACGAATCCCGTATTGTCGTCGTTCATTTTAACGCGCGCCGCAGGGACTTGTGTGTTGTTATCGACCAGATTAGGCATTGGTCGGACTCGCGTGCAACTCAGCGCCCATGATCGCTATCTGCACAGGATCCGTGCCGGAGATCTCATAAACTCTATCGCGCAACTTGAGCGTCATGCCGAGCCGACGCCAGATCGTGCGGTAGCCCGTTTGGCCGATCTGACCCATAGACTTCCAGTGCTCATTCGACCATGTGTGACCGCCATCATCAGACCAGCGCAGCATGACCTGCGGATCAGCGCCGATGGTGATCGTGTATTGAGCGTAGTCGCGGATCTTTAAAGCAGACCCAGCGCGGTCAAGAATAAAATCGTGTGCGCGATCATAAATATAAATAATATCATTGACTTCCGCCTGACTATACCCTGAAATCCCCACACCGGCCTGACAATCAAGCTGAAGACTATGTTGCGCCGAACGGTTTAAATCGTTCTGACCTGTTGGCAGAGCACGCCATGAGCGCAACCATTTTTGCGTCGTGCCAGCCTCAGAGTAGACAGTCGGATCATAGGCAAATATCTCGCCTGTGCGGTAGTCGCCGATAACGATCTCGTTGTTGTAGTTCATCTGACAATTACCGCGAGTGCGGGTAAATGCGTTATTTTCCCAACCAGCGCGCTCATGCCATGCGCCAGTCGCCACGTCATAGACCCATGTCGTGTTAGCGTTCGGGAAGTTCAAAACGTAAAAACTATGGCCGTCTTGCTGATAGGTATATCCTACAGCGTCGGCTAGTGTTGAGTATTGTTGGATCTGCCACTCAACCGCATGGGTCGAGACGCGCTCGCCAGAGTAGCCTTTTGAACGGTAGACGATACCATTACCGCGCGCGTCAGTGCCAAGCCAGAATAGGCCGTTGTCGAGCTTGGCGACTGAATAAGCCGCAAGACAACCTATTTCGTTAAATGCGCCTTGGATACGCGCTAACGGAAAATCGGGCAAACCGGCGTCATACCAGACTTCGACTGAGTTTGTTCCAAATAGCCATACTTCGCGATGGTCTACGATTAGCGTAACAAGATTGTCTGGCGAACCTTCAGCGCTGGCGAAGTAAAGTGGATCGACCGTCGTGCTTGTTGAATCCAAAACCCAGAAAATCTGACTGTCTGGTTGGTTATAGACAAACCAACCATCCAGAAATCCGCATCCGACAGCGCCTGCGAAGGGCGAAGTAAGCTGCGTTAAGAAAGGTGTAAAGGTCAGCGTGACGCCAGTATTGGTAGCCGTAGCTGCGGCAGACAACACGAATGTCGTGGGGTTGGTTACGCTGGCTACCGTTGCGCCGGTTGGGATACCTGTGCCGGACACTGGCTGACCAGGGTAAAGATATGTTGTATCGCCGCCCGATACGGTCGTGCTTGCGTTCGTGGTATTAAAGGGCAGCTCTTGATAGGTGCTATTATAAATGTAGCCGTTCGTTCCGGCGGCAATAAACATCTGCCGACCATTGTCGGTCATGTTGACTTGACTTGATCCTGAGACGGTTCCTATCGCGGTATAGTTCCAGTCAGAATCAATACGGTATAGGGTCGTGGCTGATACCGCATAGCCATAGGATGTCGTTGCTGATTCGCCTGGGGCTGGGTCTATCGTGTCGCTTGTAAACGTCCAAAGTCCACGAACCGGCCCTGCGCCTAATGTCTGAAGAAAGCGCAGTCCTGGCGCGCGTTGTAACCAAGCAGCCTGCTTACCGCCTTCAGGCACAACTTCAGGGAACAGGTTAACCATGCGGTTGTCAGCCGCATTTGGGCTGCGGGTGACATAACTAGAGCCAAGAATAGGCGTTGCGACCATCAGTAGTTGCCCGCATAGATGTTATAGCGCTGACGTGTGCCGACAATGCTGTAAGGCAGAGCCATGATGTCGTCAGGGTTATTGATGCGCTTCAGATTGCGCTTGCTATACATGGCGATCCGGCTGACCGTAGGCGATGGCTCGACGCCAAACTCAGGGGCCAGCTCGCAAGCCAGATTGTAGCGGAACGCCCGCAGATACCCAGGCGGGAAAAGGATCGCCGTTGCTAGATTAGCAGGCTGCGATAGCTTTTCGACTGAAATGAAATGCCATTCTAACAGTCTTAAAGGGACTGGATAGATGACCATATCAATGTTTGGATAGGTCATATTGGTGAATATGACCTGTGGGTAAGTAGACGTTACGGTCTTAACCGCAATGCCGTCATACTGTTGCTGATTGATAAATTTAATGCCGTAAGAGACGTTAGTCTGTGGATCGCGGAAGTAAGTCGCGTCATCCAGCAATACAGGACGTAAACCCACAAAGTCGCCGGTCGGCCCCAGCGTGCGGTTGCGCTCGCCTGACGGCCAATTGAATACTTGATCTTGAGTTGAGAACACCGACAATCGTTCGGTATTCCAACTGTCGATCATCTGGTTCAGAGCAAATAGCGCGTCATTCGCTGTCTCGGACGAGGGCGTTTCGCCTTCGGCTAACACTCCGAGGAGCCTCAACGCTCCCACTATCTGATCGTAGCAACTGTATGTCGTCATTTGGGTCGAACCTCTCCCAGCCGTTCTCAATATCGGCTTCGGCCTCTAGGTCGAGACACGCCACTTTAACCCCATGTTCGGGGTGTTTCAAATAAATAACAGCCATTGGTTACTTTCTAAAGAAATACAGCGGCCCGTAGGCCGCTATATATTAAGATACCGAAAATTCCAGATTATAAACAGGGAATGTAACGGTGTTAGCAAGCGTTCCAGAAACCGTCGCGCGGATACGCAAACGATCACCATCAGCAACAACCAGATTGGCTGCGGTGCCGTTGAGCGTCAGTGTGCGTTTGCCATTAGCAACAATCGCTGAACCGCCCGTTGCTTTGGTCGTGTTAGCGTCAGTAGCCGCCAACATAGCCGCTGAACCAGCGCCAGCCTGACCAAGATTGGTAATGCTGAACGTGATGTAGTTCGTGTCACTAGTAGCCAGAGCGTCTACGCCAGAAAAGAGCGCCGTAGTAAGAACACCCGCAGAGGCCACGATGACAAAAACATCGTTGGTTCCGCCGGTGGTCGTAGCAATCGTCGCGCCTTGCTGACTCTCAGAATAGCCGCTGTAGATATTAGAGAGAACTTTGGTTGTAGAGTCCAGCGTCGCTCCAGTGATCGTCGCGCCCGTAATGGTTGTGCCAGCTACGAGTTCAGGATCAGAAAAAGCAACACCAACTGCTTTGGTGTTTGGCATGGAGATGTCCTCTAAAAAAGAGTGGGCTTGCGCCCACCCTAGTTATGCGATGCGGTAGATCGAGTATGCAGCCGTGCCGGTTTTACGGAAGCGGAACGTAGCCGATGCTGGGTTTGTTGGGGCCGCAGCGGCTGCGTCAACAACAATAGCCTGACCAACAATCGAATTGCCCGTGCCAGCGCCGAACGTCACATCATTCGCGGCGTTGTCGCCAAGATTGATGATATGAACGTCAAAGCCTGAATTGACTTTGAGGCTAGGGAAAGCCGCATCAATCAACGCGCCTGTTGGGAACGTGTAGGTGCCAGCGTCCGTGCCGCCAGAATCAACGGTAATGATGCCGTTGGCAAGGTTGTCAACGGTAACCGTGACCGTAGCGCCCGTAAGAGCGGAAGGCGCAGGCTGCGCGAAGATAAGAGGCTCAGTTAGATTGCCTGCCGAAAACTGATAGCCGCCTGTGCCCTGCGGAATAGCGCCGTAAGGGCCAAACGTCTCAAGCGGATAAGCCGCGTTCTGAGTAGTTGTCATGGGTTAAACTCCAAGAATGATGAGAAAAGGACGGCCCCGTAGGGCCATCGCTTATTAGCCCCAAAGGCGAACGGCCATCTGCGGACGAATCACGCTGTAGCCATAAAGCACGTCAATACGGCAAGGCAGACGGTCGTTGTTGATGTCATACTGACGAACAACGCGGAGCGAAATGCCATTGTGAACCTGACGGCTAGCCATATCGACACCCTGCGGAAGCAGAAGGTCGGCGGTGGCGAAGCTGATTGCGTCACGATGATAGATCAAGTTCTGTGGATACTGCGTAGAAGCAGCGCCGAGGAACGTGACAGCCGCGCCGGAAGCAGGCAGAGCGTCAACTGTAGCGAGAGCCTGAGTAGCCGAATACATCGCAGGAACAGTGACCGTAGCGGTTGTTGACGCCGTAACGTCAGCAAGAGCAACGAACTGATACAGCGAGCCGGTTGACTCACGGGTCTGTGGGTTGACAGCGTAGACGTTAGCAATGGTGAACACGTCGCCAGCTTTGATCGTTGTGGTCGTAAGACCAGTCAGAACAACGGTCGTTGAACCTTCAGCCGTGACAGTCGCGTTAACCGTAACAGTGCCTGCACGCGAGCCAGTCGTAAACTGCTTGATTGACTGAGACATATTCAGCTCGTCGTAGCCGAGGATGCCTTCACCAAACATGCCGTTCTTAAACTGCTTCGAGATAGCTGAAACAGGGTTGAACAGACCTTTCATGCCTTCGATCAACGCAGCGTTAGCGGCTGGGTTAACAGTGGCATAACGAGGCGACATGACCGCAGCGTTCTCGTTGAGCTTTTGCTGGGCTTGCAACAGAACGAGCGACGTAGCAGGCGTGGTGCCTGGCGTGCCGACTGAGTTGCCGATGTATTTGAAGCTGTTTGCAACGTCGGCGTCGATAGAAGACGCAAGCTGCGAAATACGAGGCTTCAGAACACGTTCAGCGAAGTCGTCCAACTGCATCGTGAGTTCGGCGGTCGTGAAGTTCACGCCGATGTGCTTCTGGCTGGAGACAGTGAGCGTGGTGTATTGCTCGTTGTCGTCCTGAACCTGAAGGGCAGCGCCGTCCGTGACCAACGCGCGGTCGGGAAGACGGATGCGGAGTGTCGAGCCAATCTTAGCGCCTTCTACAGCGAAAGAGTCGTCATATTGGCGGTTGACAGTACGCGTCAAGACTAAGGAGTTTTCGAGGATTTCCAAAGCCTTGCGGGTAATCATGTCAATAGTGAGAATTGAGTTTGACATAACCTAATTACCTACGGTTTTGCGCTTCCCATTTCTTGATCTGTCGCAACCGTTCGGCTTCAATCCATTCTGACGTTGACATCGACTTTGTAGACCGTGGGTCTGTCGTATCAAATCTAGGGCCGGAGCTTGACCGAGTAGCCGTGACAGGAGCAAGAGGAGCTGGCGCAGTTGAAGTGCGTTTTGTCGGCGGATCTGCGACCAGTTTGGCCTCAAGTCTACCGATCTCCTTTGCCTGCAA